TATGTCCACATTTTATATCGAAAATTTTAAAGATAATACAAAAAAGATTTTTAGAAAAAGATTAATATATTCTTTTAAATCTACAAATCCCGATTACAAAAATTTAGTTAATTTTAGTTTTGGTGAGAAATTGCTTTATGGTAGAGTAAGCAGAATGTTTGTTCCTATATATTTTGATTCTAAATCTTTAAATTTAAAAAATATCGGCCGCTCGTCAACGTCAGAAGATAATACTGTAGCCGCCAATTTTGTCGTTGATATGTTTTCTGATCTATCAAGGCAATTCGATAAATCTTTGGCTTTAGGCAAAATTAGTGCCGATGATCCATTCTTAAGCAATCTTAGGGCATATAAGGCTTTTAGTGATCCAAAACANTTATATAATTCTCATCTAGAAAATTATATGCAAGCAATTGCAAAAGAATTTAAAAGACAAAAATTAAAATTTAAAGATTTTCACGAATTTATGACACATTTTGAAAATTTAATTCCTGTGGTTCTATCCAAATTTCCATTTACTTTTTCGGCATATATGAAGAGCGGTTATTGCCCCATTAATGCTTCAGGTTTGGCTGTTGAAATAGCAGACATCGATTATTTTAACGATCAAGAAAAAATTGATAAATTCATTAATAGTCCAAATTGGAAATTTTATTTGAATGCATGCAATTCATACGGCTTTATGGTTGATAAAAATTTGCCATGGAGAATTGTGGCCGACATTGGTTCACAAGGAATTTTAAATTATTCTTCGGTTTACGGCTTTAATACTACAGATTCTATAATTGGTGTTGGCTATTCTATGGCACACAGCTTTTTCTTTAATAATTTCAAATTCTATTTATTGAGATTATACAATCTTGCCAGATCAAGATCATATAGGATTACTGAGGAGTGTAACGGTAGAACAATTACCAAAATTGTTAAATCCAAGAACTATAATATTGAAGAAATAGAAGAAATATTAACGCAAGAAAGATTGCTTAAATTATACTTTAAGATCAGATTTTTGGAAGATGAAAATAATTTTGATTCCTCATCCCAAAATAGAATTGTAAACGATTGTCTGGGAATATCAAAATTTAAATCTTTATCTGCTGGTTTAACAAGATTTGAATCAATTGTGAATAAACCATTTGACTATCGTGGATCATTGAGTTATATTAATACTCACCTTAAGGCCAGAATGGAGTAGCTTTGATTTTTCAAACTCTTGATGATAAATCGGAATGTGTTGGTGTATATACAGACGGCAAACTTTCCTTTGATGAAATCCCAGAAAATTTAACAAAAACTTGGAAATATTCTGCTTCCATCAAAGACGATAAAGTCGAATATGCGTGGATTAGATGTGGAGGCTTGAGTCTTCAACAAGTTTGTCCAGCAGAATTAAAAGAGGAATTAGATTTGGTTCAATCCGAATTTAAAGCTTATTTGACTGCTTTTAGGATTGCCAAAATTGATTTAAGCGAGCTTTGTTTTTATGATTTAGTGCCAGAAAATTTTCTCTTGCAATTTTGTGAAGTAAAGAATAAAATTACGGCTTATGTTTTTGAAAATTACGATAAATCAGAAAGTTATGATCATCTTAGCAAAGTACATAAGCTTTTGCACAAGATTAAACATAAGAGCCTAAACGTCAATAACACCAATTGCGTAGATTTGATGGTAAGATCGATGGACAGAGAAAAAATTAAAAAATTATTGAATGGCAGCCATTTTATCAATTATAATCTTTTTGGTACAATTACTGGAAGGCTGGCAACTCATCCCGGCAGTTTTCCCGTTCTTACGATGAATAAAAAATACAGAAAGCTAATAAAGCCACATAATGATTGGTTTTTGAGTTTAGATTATAACGGCGCCGAAGTTCGAACGGCTTTGGCTCTTGGTGGCCATGAACAACCAGATTATGATATTCATGAATGGAATATGCACAATATATTTGCTGATTGCGAAGTTGATAGAGAAGAGGCAAAAGTGAGATTTTTTGCGTGGCTTTATAACCCTAAAACTGAATTTTCAACGGATTCAGTATATAACAAAGATGTGATATTGAGAAAATATTATAAAAATGGTTTTCTCGAAACTCCATTTGGAAGAAATATAGCAGTAGATCGTGGAAGAGCCTTCGCTTATTTAAATCAGAGCACAACTGCAGATATTACCCTTGACAGAGCGGCAGAAATCGATTATATTCTTCATGATAGAGATTCTTTTGTTTCTCATGTCGTTCACGACGAAGTGGTTGTTGATTTAAAAGATAAGGAAAGAGATTTGGTACCCCTGATTAAATCAGTATACGAAAATACTATACTTGGCAAATATAAAGTTAATCTTAAAGCAGGCGAAAACTATAGTGATTTAAAGGAGTTAATAATTTGATTTCTCTAATTGGCATAGGAACGACAGGCGAAAACATTGTGTCCTTCTTTAAAGAACACAAAGAATACAATATTTTTAAGTTTTCGAAGAATCAGAAAAATGGACCCTATACTCGATGTCTCAAACATTTTTCTACTGCTGAGAAATGCGAAGATAACGTTCCGAATTTAAAAAAATATAAAACAATTGATAAAATACAAGAAAATGTACAAATTTTTGTGTGCGGCTCTTCATTTTCGGCAAATTATACTCTGGGACTATTGGAACAAATTAAAGACAAAAAGATAGAAATTTTTTATATTAAACCAGATGTTGATTTGCTTATTGGTGATANCAAGCTTCAAGAACGAGCAATTTTTGGCGTTCTTCAGGAATATTCACGTTCTGGCTGTTTTGAATCATTCACAATTATCAGTAATCCTGCTTTAGAAAAAATGATAGGTTCTGTCCCAATTAAAAAATATTTTTCAACTTTGAATAAAGCCATATATTATGGTGTTCACTATATTAATCTTTTTAGCCATATTGAGCCGATAATTGGAAATCTCTCCGATCCTTCCGAAATTCAACGAATTAGATCCATCGGCCGAATTGATCCCGAAAATTTAAAAGAAAATTGGTTCTTTGAGCTTGACAACACTCGTGATGTATGTTACTTTATATGTATCAACAAAGAAAGACTTGAGAACGATGGTGAATTNCACTATAACATAATTCAAAATTTAAAACAAAAACCAAGAAATGCATTTAAAAATGTAACTTATGCGATTTATGAATCGCCTTATGAAAATGATTTTGGGTACTGCGTTGCTCATACTAACGCAATACAAACTAACCCGTGATCTTTGCTAGATCGGGGTCTTTGACGAGGCATCAAGGAACGCTTGATGTACTATAGACTAAAAAGGAGAAATTAACATGTCTATTAATATGGAACTAATGCGTAAGAAGCTGGCTTCTTTACGTGGAGATAACAAGGATGGGGATAAGAATTCTATTTGGTTCAGGCCAGATGAAGGCGATCAAGATATTCGCATTATCCCAACTGAAGACGGAGATCCGCTAAAGGAAATGTTTTTCCACTATAATGTAGGAAATCATCGCGGCGGAATTCCCTGTCCGAAGCGCAACTATAATGAACATTGCCCAATTTGTGAATTTGCTTCACAGCTTTGGCGCGATGGGGTAAGCAACAACGATGACGAGAGCAAGAAGCTGGCAAAGTCTCTGTTTGTTCGTACTCGTTACTTTTCGCCCGTAGTTGTGCGTGGAATGGAAAGTGAAGGAGTTAAGGTTTATGGATATGGAAAGCAGGCTTACGAGCTTTTGCTTGGCTACATCTTAGATCCAGAATATGGTGATATTACTGATATTAAGGAAGGCACTGATATTTGCCTTACTTACACAAGCCAACAAAGCCTGGAGCTTTTCCGCAAACCAATATGAAGATGCGTCGTAATACTACTCCTCTTCTGGAAGATAAGGACGCGATTCCTGGCCTTCTTAGTAAAATGCCAGATTTCGAAAACATCTTTGAGCGGCTGTCACCCGCTCAGGTAGAGGCTATTCTCGATGAACAATTGGCAACCGATGGAAATGCTGAAAATCGTTCGAACGAAGGCACACGCTATAAAACAAAGAATAGTGTTGATAAGGCCTTTGATGATCTGATGACTGGAAAGTAATATTATATAAAACCGCAGGGAGGCACGGGTTAAAAGGTGCCTCATTTTTTTTAATGTTATAAAAGGAAGTATAATGAACAAAATACAAAAAGGAAACACGGTGAATATCCATTTCATCGGTACGTTAGAAGATGGAACTGAATTTGGCAACTCATATGTGAATAACAAGCCCTTATCTGCAGAAGTCGGTTCGGGACAATTAATTGCTGGATTTGATACAGCTTTGGAGGGGATGGCAATAGGCGAAGTTAAAACGTTTGCCTTAACTNCAGAACANGCATACGGCGATGTTAATCCAGAGGCATTCCAAACGGTACCGCATGATACTTTTCCTTCTGAATTTAATTTTAAGGTAGGCGGAACAGTTCGAGGTACAAATCCGGACGGGCAATCGTTTGTGGCACAAATTGAATCTGTGGGGGAAAATGATGTAACTTTGAATTTTAATCACCCTCTTGCTGGTAAAAATTTAAATTTTAAAATTGAAGTTTTAAGTATTGATTGATATTGCAGACGTTTTGTATTAATTTAAAAGCTCCTTTTTAGAAGGAGCTTTTTTATATTTTGTTTGACTTTTACTGCGATAACAGTTATAATTATGAATGATGCGAGAGCACAAAACAAAGAAAATAAAAAAAAGTAAGGAGAAGAATGATGTCTAAAAAAGCTAAAGCTGGTCGTGTGGCTATGCACGATTTAATAAAAATGATTAATAAAAAGGCTGGTAGAAATGTCGCCCATGATTTAAATGGCGAGAATCCTACAGAAGTAAAAGAATGGATACCCACTGGTTCTCTCTGGTTGGATTCAATTATCTGTAAAGGCAAAAAAGCAGGAGTTCCTACTGGAAAGATCACAGAAATTGCCGGCCTTGAATCGACTGGAAAGTCTTATATGGCAGCACAAATTGCTGCAAATGCACAAAAAACCGGCAAACTTGTAGTTTATTTTGATTCTGAATCTGCAATTGATCCTAGTTTCTTAGAGCAGGCCGGCTGTGATTTGGATTCTTTAATGTATATCCAGGCTAGTTCGGTAGAATTTGTTTTAGAAACAATTGAAGATCTTTTGGGCGCAACAGAACAGAAATTGGTTTTTATTTGGGATTCCCTCGCCTTTACGCCGGCTGTTTCGGATGTTGAAGGCGATTTTAATCCCCAATCATCAGTTGCCGTTAAAGCACGAATTCTTGCTAAAGCAATGTCTAAATTGGTAATTCCAATTGCTGATAAACAGGCGGCTCTTATAGTTCTCAATCAGCTTAAAACAAATATCCCACATGGGCCAATGGCGCGCCAGATTGCAATGGTTGAACCTTATACTACTCCTGGCGGCAAGGCGATGCACTATTCATATTCTCTTCGAATTTGGTTAACGGGACGAAAAAGTAAATCTGCCGCTGTTTATGACGATAAAGGGTTTAAAATCGGTTCTGAGGTAAAAGTCAAATTGAAGAAATCTCGTTTCGGCACTGAAGGCAGAACTTGCGCTTTTCGCATTTTATGGGGGACCGCAGAAGTCGGTGTACAAGATGAAGAATCTTGGTTTGATGCTGTCAAGAATGCTCCACAAATGACTGTTTCTGGTTCTTGGTATACTTTAACCATGGGCGATTATGTTAAAAAATTCCAACCTTCTAAATGGACCAAATTGGTGAAAGAAGATCAAGAATTCAGACAGAAAGTAATAGAGCTTATAGACATTCAGATTATTCAAAAATTCGTTAAACGTGAAGGATCGGCGGCTAATTTCTATGATATAGATGACAAGCAAGCCGGCACAAAAGAATTGACAAATGCTTGACAGTCGGTTACATTACTAGTTAGAGGTTTTTATGAAGCGTGTTATGGTTATAGATGCTCTCAATTTATATTTGAGAGCGTATGTTGTTGATCCGAGTCTTTCGTCAAATGGACAACCAATTGGCGGAATCAAGGGTTCTCTTAAAATTTTGCAAAAACTAACGAGGATGATTAAACCAGATGAAATCGTTTTTGCTTGGGATGGCCCGAATGGTTCTCGTAAACGTAAAATAGTCGATAGTAATTATAAAGCAGGGCGAAAGCCAATTCGGCTTAATCGTTCGGTGCGCAATTTAACTGAAGATGAGGAACTCCAAAATAGAGTTTGGCAACAAACGCGATTAATTGAATATCTCAATAATATGCCGATTATTCAACTTATGTTACCAGAAGTTGAAGCAGATGATATTGTTTCTTATATTGTTCAAATGCCGGATTATAAAGAATGGCAAAAAGTTATTGTTTCAAATGATAAAGATTTTTTGCAACTTTGTGATGACGAAACTATAGTTTATCGTCCGACAAAAAACGAGATAATGACGAAAGATAGTGTTGTTGAGACTTTTGGCGTACATCCAACAAATATGGCACTAGCAAGATCTATTATAGGTGATACTAGCGATAATTTGCCCGGCGTTAGAGGCGTCGGCTTTGGGAAAGTTAAGAAAAATTTGTTATTTTTGGCCGAAGAGGACACTGTTACGATCGATGAAGTAGTAGAATATTGCGAGAATTCAGATTCAAAGTTGAAATTCTTTCAAAGTGTACAAGAGTCAAAAGATATCATTGAACATAACTATAAAATGATGCAACTGTACTCTCCACTGATTTCAATTCAGGGAAAACAAAAGATAGATTATGCTGTAAAAGAATTTGATTGCACATTTAACAAAACTGCTCTTATTAAAATGATGAGAGAAGATAGCTTTGGCGAATTAAATTGGGAAGAGCTAAAGGCATTTTTAAATAAGATTTCACTAGATTGTAAAGAAAAGTAATACTATTTACTATCGAAATGCAATTTTTATTTGAAGATTGGCATCAGTTTCTTGATGAAAAAGTAGAAAAAACAAGGGCGCCCGATGGCGCCGCCCGTGAGCGCACTGCACTCGCACATAATACCGAAAAGGCTTTATATTCATACTTGCTGTATTGGAGGGAATATTTCAGAACCACAGATGAGAATGAATTGTATGACATACTATATGATGCATTTAAGGAAATTCCCGCTTTACGAGAAAACAAAATTGTTGGAATACTCGGCCAGGGGACACAAGGCATCGTATATGAATTAGATAATATGCATGCATTAAAGCTATTTTTTGAGGGCTACTTGGGAGATCGAACAGGAAAATCCGAATTGGAATTTTATAAACATGCATATGAAGATTTACATAAAGGCACTGCGAAAATTCACACTTTGCCAGTTTTTGGATTTGGCAAAGTAGAAAGCCCTGGAAGAGTTAAAGGCCCTTTGTATTACGTCGAAATGGCGATAGTTAAGACTTTGAAACAGTATTCTGAAGAAACGGCCCGAGACAAGCGCTCTTTGGACCATTTGGCACGGACGATCTTGGACTTTTTGAAAGAGTCTGACGCCGCAGCGGACGCGAGGGCCCAAGCCTACGTAGGGTTTCCCCCGCGACGACAGCCGCACCGTACAGGCCGCGCCTCCCCCGATCCAGAATATTTTAAAAACAGAATTTTAACAACAGCGCAGGCAATGGTTCCACCGCCAACAAAAAATGAACTTATTGGATTAATAAGAATGGTCAAATCACTTTACGACGAATTCGGAAAAGAGATTTTTCAAGATATGGGCCCTGATAATGTCGGCGTTTTAGGCACTTCAGTCCCCAGAGGCGCCGTTAGTCACAAAGGCATAAAACTAATAGATCCTAATGCAAAGCCAATTTTTATTTTGTTTGACCCATAAATAAGTAAAAGATTTTCACTACTTACAAATGAAAAAGTTAGCCATCAATATTATGGGAAAAAAAACCCTAACTCGCCTTGACTTTTGAGTTAGAAGTGTTATATTTAGTTTGTAATGGCTAAGGAATTTTAATGGCTCACCAAAAAGTTGATTTTGGAAGGTACGGTAAAACCTTCCAAGAAGGACTGGTTCAACTCATTTTCGAAGACAGACCTTTCGCTGATCAGATCACAGAAGTATTAGATATTCAGTTTTTAGAACTTGAATATCTTCGTGTTTTTATAAATAAAGTTATTCAATATAGAGACAAATATAACAAACACCCCTCAACCGAAACAATGATAACGATTATCAGATCGGATTTGGATAATGAAAGTGAAATTATACAAAAACAGGTTCGTAATTATTACGCCAGAATTCATGCTAATGAAATAAGAGATACAGAATTCATTAAAGAAACTTCTCTTGAATTTTGTCGTAAACAAAAGTTAAANAGTGCAATGATGAAATCCGTTTCGCTTCTGCAGACATGTTCTTTTGATGAAATTTCTAAAATTATTAATGAGGCAATTAAACTAGGTTCTGAAAATAATTTTGGTTATGATTATATGTTTGATTTTGAAAAACGTTTTGTACCAAAATTTCGCAAACCCATAAGTACCGGCTGGAAAGGTATAGATGATATTACCAAAGGTGGTTTAGGAAAAAATGAATTAGGAGTGGTCATCGCCCCAACTGGCGCCGGCAAATCTATGGCACTTGTACATTTGGGGACACAGGCGATTAAAGAAGGAAAAACCATAGTTCATTATACGTTAGAACTACAAGATACAGTTGTGGCGTTGCGTTATGATTCTTGTATTACTGGATATCCGCTTTCAGAGTTAACAACTTTTAAAAAAGAAATTTATGAAACAATCAAAGACCTGGAAGGCTCGTTAATTGTTAAAGAATACCCTACAAAATCAGCATCTACAAATACTATACGTTCCCATTTATCTCGTCTTATTAAAAGAGATATAAAACCCAATATGATTGTGGTGGATTACGCAGATTTATTGAAACCTGTACGTACTCGCAAAGAAAAAAGAAATGAGCTAGAATCGATTTATGAAGAGTTGAGGGCTATTTCTAGTGAGTTTGAGTGCCCCGTGTGGACCGCATCTCAAACTAACCGATCTGGGTTGAATATGGAGGTCATTACAATGGAGCAAATATCTGAAGCATTTAATAAATGTTTTGTGGCGGATTTTATTTGTACAATTTCTAGAACCATTGAAGACAAGCAGAAAAATCAAGCAAAAATGTTTATTGCAAAAAACAGAAACGGTCCTGATGGCATTATATATGATTTGTTTATGGACACATCAAACGTTTGCATTAAAATGCTACCCAAAACCACATTAAATACGATGATTCCTATAAATCCAGTAGCTGTAACCCCGAAAGAACAAAAACAAATTTTACAAAGTCGTTATGAGAAATTCAAGAACAGGAGAAACCACCGATGAGAACACACATTCGTAGATTTAAATTATCAGATACGTTTATTGATCAATACCGTGATGAAGACGTGCCCTGGGGCCCGCTTGGTTATGTTACCTTTAAACGTACTTATTCGCGTAGATTAAATGAATTTGATGAAAATGCGACTGGTACGGAAGAATGGTTTCAAACATGTCGCAGAGTTATTGAAGGTATGTTTGAGATGCAAAAACAACATGTTTATCGTTTAGGATTAGAGTGGAACGATCAAAAAGCACAGAGAACTGCAAAAGACGCCTATGATCGACTTTTTTATCTTAAATGGACTCCTCCTGGTCGCGGCCTTTGGATGATGGGCACAAAATTTGTTAATGAAAGAACTGCAGCAGGACTTTTTAATTGCGCTTTTAGATCAACACGCGAATTGTCTTCAAAAGGCGGCTATCTCTTCGCTTGGATGATGGATGCACTTATGGTTGGTATTGGCGTNGGTTTTGATACTTTAGGTGCCGGCTCAATTACTGTTCAAGAGCCAGAATATACAAATGATATTCATGTTATTGACGATTCACGCGAAGGATGGGTTCGTTCTGTAGAAATTCTTTTAAACGGCTTTTTCTTCGGCCTGAAAGTTCCCAAATTTGATTATTCAGCTATTCGCGCCAAGGGCGCCCCCATTCGTGGTTTCGGAGGCACTTCAAGCGGATATGGGCCCCTAAAGGAACTGCATGAAAACTTAACTAATCTTTATAAAGATCGAATCGGAGAACTAATTGGGTCGATCGANATCGTAGACACAGAAAACCTTATTGGTCGTTGTGTTGTTGCCGGAAACGTTCGTCGTTCCGCTGCTTTGGCTCTCGGAAGCCATGAAGACTTTGATTATTTGCAGATGAAAAATGATGCTGAAAAGCTTTCTCATCATCGTTGGGGTTCTAATAATTCTTTTCATGCAATCGTTGGTATGGATTATAGCTGGCATGCAGAACAAAGCCAGAAGAATGGTGAACCGGGCTATATTTGGCTAGAGAACGCTAGAACCCGAGGAAGATTCGCAGATCCTCCCAGAGATGACGACGCTCAAGTAATGGGCTTCAATCCTTGCGTTGAGCAACAATTGGAAGATGCCGAGCTTTGTTGTTTGGTGGAGACATTCCCGGCAAAACATGATTCTTATGAAGACTATTTGGCAACTTTAAAGATCGCTTATCTTTATGGGAAAACCGTTACACTTGCCAATACACATTGGCCCGAAACCAATGCCAAAATGTTAAAGAACCGTCGAATTGGCCTTTCGCAATCTGGTGTTGTGCAGGCATTCAATAAATTTGGCCGTCGTACTCTTTTTGATTGGTGTGATAAGGCCTACGAACATGTCCGCGAATTAGATCAACAATATTCAGATTGGCTTTGTATACCGCATTCGGTTCGTATGACCAGTATCAAGCCTTCCGGCACTGTTTCTTTGCTCAATGGTTCNACTCCGGGCGTTCATTATCCCGAAGATGAATACTATATTCGTCGTATTCGTTTTGCGGCAAACAGCGATATGATACCGGTGCTAGAAGCTTCCGGCTATAAGATTGAAGATGATTTTTATTCACCAGAAACAAAAGTTGTTGAATTCCCAGTAAAAGAAGAGCATTTTGTAAAAGGCAAGCGAGATATTAGCATATGGGAACAATTAGAAATCGCTGCTCAATATCAACACTATTGGGCCGATAATTCAGTTTCAGTTACCATTACGTTCAAGCCCGAAGAAGCAGGACAAATTAAAAATGCTCTTGAGATGTATGAAAGTAGATTAAAAGCTGTTTCTTTTTTGCGTTATGAGGAAACTGGGTATATACAGGCGCCTTATGAACCAATAACAAAAGAGCAATATGAACAAATGATCGCTGAAGTTAGGCCGCTTCAAAGATTAAAAACTAATGAAAGCGCGGCGGGAACTAAATTTTGCGATAGCCAATCTTGTGAAATTTAGGAGAAGAAATGAATACAGAGCATAAATTCAGACCTATTAATAGGCATATTTTAGTTAATCTTCCTGCTACTAAAGAATCGGATGAATCATCTTTAGTTTTGCTTCCAGAGGATTACAAAAAACCAGAACAGAAATATTCAGTAGTTCAAATCTTAGCTATAGCTGATGACGTAAATTTTGAATGTTCTCCATGTGATGAACTAATTATTGATACCCAAATGTTGGAAGAAATAGAAATAAATGACAACATATATCACATTGTTTTAGAAAATTATGTTGTGGGTGTTATAGAGAAAGAGAGATAACATATGGATAAAAACTTTTATAATCAATCATCTGCCACGCAATTAGGTTGGGAACCAACTTGGTTTGGTGAGCGCTATTTTGATGAAATGCTGGTTAGAGCAATTAAAAAATTTCAAAAAGCATATGGATTAACTTCTGATGGACTTTGTGGTCCTTCGACTTTTAGACGAGTTTGGACAGAAAGACAATCAAAAATTGATGAATTCAAACCTTCAGGAGATCCGTATTACTCTGATTATATCGTTTTTAATAGCCGATTTTATCCTATTGAATGGGATAAAGTCGTTCTGTGGTCTGAAGAAGGCGGCTTATCTGCTCGTCCTGGCACTTATTACAATTATAGTGGAAGAGCGGAACGTTCTACCAAATTATTTGTTAATCATTGGGATGCGTGTCTTTCGTCACATTCGTGTCAACGAGTTTTAGATAGGCGCAATTTGTCTGTGCATTTC